AGTATTTATACTGAGATGTTGCGCACCGCACAAAACAAGGGCATTTGACAACAAAATAAGTTTAGTTTACAATATGATTGCTTTGAGTTAAATATAATATAAACGGAAACTCCGATGAAACTACGAACCAGATCAATACTGCAAGAATTGAATGAAATAGCAGAAGTCCGAAACAAGGACTCTCTGTTTGAAAGCAGAGCTACGAATATTATAAATTCAGCTATTAATCTATTAGAAAGCATCCATAAGAACTACTCTCCAGAACAGGCAGATGAGCTAGAGCGTAGATTTATCAATGCTATCCGCGGTCAAGATCCTGCTAAATTTACAAGAGGAATACGTAAAATCGTAGAGTCTCGCAGAACTAATAAACATCTAGATCAAACCAATGACGATTGAATTATTTGAAGGGGGCAATGTATTCAAAGGCCCGGACAAAACACCTCTAACACGCAGAATTAAGCGTGAAGAAATCCCTACCACAATAGCTTTTCTGGAAAAAGAAACCGGAGTGGACTTTACCACAGACAAAGACGAAGAAGGTGTTCCAATTAAATGGTTAGGAACAACTGGCCGTAAGGTAGACAGCGGCGACTTGGATCTATCAGTAGATGCTAACGAATTAGATAAAAAAGAATTTGCACAAAAATTAATCAGTATCTTTGGTAAAGATAGTGTAAAACTTTCTGGTGACAATGTTCATTTAAAAACACCAATCAATGGTGATCCATCAAACGGATTTGCTCAAACAGATTTTATGTTCAGCACCAATCCCAAGTTTCAACAAGGCAGTATGTTGGGTGGCGGCGCAGATAGTCCTTACAGAGGCGAACATAGACATATATTATTGTCTAGCATCGCTAGAGCAAGAGGAATGAAATATAGTCCTAAGCACGGATTAGTAGATCCGGAAACCAATGAACCAGTTCCTAATGGCGACGATTGGAACGTTATTTCAAAACAACTGTTAGGTCAATCAGCCACTGTTAAAGATATTCGCTCAGTGGAAGCTATCATCAACTATATTAAAAAATTACCTAACTACGAAGAATTAATTGCTGCCGCACAAGAAACATTAGGACGTAGCGGCATCGAGCTACCAAAGAAAGAAGCGTTGGAACATTACACTCCTAATAGCCCTAGTTGGATGCGCAGGATCATTGACATAGTATCATGAGAGCATTTGAATTTTTAACAGAAAAATGGAGCGCAAAATACAAACGCTCAATCAACTGTTCAAACCCTAAAGGGTTTAGTCAGAAGGCTCACTGTGCTGGTCGTAAGAAAAACGAAAGTGTAAATGAAGCCGAAGCTCCTGCTCCTAAGAAAGTAGGCCGTGAGTTCAACCACCTTGAAGACCTAGTGTTCACAGAACCAAACGGTGCTCAACGTGCTATACAGATACTTAAAGATCTAGCTAAACCAGAAAGCAAAATATCAATCAAGTGGGACGGTAATCCTACGGTGTATTGGGGCAGAGATGACGACGGAACTTTCCGAATGGTAGGCAAGAACAATTGGGGTCGTGAAGAAGGTAAATCATCTAGCCCAGATGAACTTAAACAGTTTATCATGAGTCGTGGCAAGGGCGAGGACTGGCGTGAAAAGTTTGCTTCTGATATGGCTAGCTTGTGGCCGATCTTCGAAGCAGGCACTCCCAAAGACTTCCGTGGATACATCTACGGTGATATCCTATTCCATCCGGGAAAGCCCTACGATAGCGGCAATGGTAAGATCATGTTTACCCCTAATCAAACAACTTATGAGGTTAAAGCCACAAGTCCTATAGGACAACGTGTAGGCAAGGCAAAGATAGCTGTGGCAGCGCATAAACATTTAGATTTCTTTGGCGATAAGACTGGAGAGGACATTGAAGATGTAAAAGCTCTTAATGCTAATCCAGAACTATTAGTTTTCGGTCTAACATACGTTAGCCATAAACCGGCAGTCAATGCAGACAATCTAGGAAAAATAGAATCTATGGCTAAGAATCAACCAGCCATTGATAAATTCCTAGCCCCAGTAGCAGGCATGGGTTATCTACAAAGTGAAATTTATACTTTTGTTAATTCACAGAGCAAGGCCAAACAACTAGACAATATCAGTGCTGAAGCATTTTTTAACTTCTTACAAAAAACTCCAGCCAAAGCCACGAAGATTAAAGCACACAGCGATGCTAATCCCGGAGTCCTAGACAAACTATTCGATCTAGTCAAAGAGATTATGGCTGCTAAAAATGAAGTCATTAGAGAACTCGATGCAGCTCAGGGCGATATTACAGCACATACGGGCGGCAAACCAGGCGGCGAAGGTTATGTAGCTGGCGGATCTAAGCTAGTCCCTAGAGATCGTTGGACACCGTTTCGATCAGAATAACAGCCAAAAAGGCTGATTTTTCCTCCAAACTATAAATACTATGCCGGTCCCGGAGCGGGATCACGATTTAAGAGACAAGGAGAAAAATCATGGCAGAATTTACAAGAGTAAACCCTACAGCAGTAGCATTAGGAACAGTTCAAAAGACATTCCAACAAACCGTATTCAAGTATGTATTGAGCGGTTCAGGCGGTGCAGCAGCACTAACAGCAACAACAGCAGCCCCAGTAACTGACGAAATTGGAACAACTTCATCTGTATTCCAAGTTAAGAGCGACGGTTTGGCTATCATTGCATTCGGTGACAACCACAATCTAGATGTCGACACATTAGCTATCCGTGCTGGTCGTGTTATCGGCGCTGGTTCATTGACAGCTTCTGGTGTATGGACATTTACAGCAGGTGGCACATTAACTGTAACAGCACCAACAACTTTATATTCACTATAATAGTTAATTCCTAGGGATGGGAAGGAAGAGACCGGATTTATTCCGGTCTTTTTTTGTCTGAGTAAATAATAGCACATTATGGAACGCTATAGACTTACCACCCTAGTTGACATCACCCGAAGTGGTGCTTCGAGATCCGAAACAGATAAAATTAAAATTGGACAACAGGCCAACTTCAATAGTCTTATACAAACAATCGGTATAAGAAGTAATATCGAGTGGAATAAAGATCCAGTCAAAGACAACGGCCGATTACCTGTAGGCAATGAAGGTAAGGCTGTTCACTGGACATGGGAATTTATCACTGAAAGGGATGATGTTTTCAAAGAAGGCGACAACAAAGTTCTATTACTACTCAAAGATCTACACGGTGTTCCTATTGTAGATCTTTTAGAAAATTCAGCAGATCTAACACCTCCTGTATTTCAAACCTCCGGCGATAGACAAAATACCTGGATTGAAATAATCTAGCATTTAAATTTCTTCAATAGACAAATTAAATATTTGTGTAAAGAGGCAAATTAAAATGAACTTTAAAATAAAAACAATCAATCAAATCAGGCTCTGGGCTTGGGCAGCAGTAATACTGCCTATTTCAGCTCTTGCAGGCATTTTTTTCGTATGGAAATTTTTTGATGGCACAGTCTTTAGTATGGCAATGATCACCGGAGAAACTGCTATGTTTGCTGTGGCGGTAGCTTGGTGGTGGTGGGCGATGTATACTATGAAAAATCTTGTTCGTCAGTGGGATGAAACTAAAGAAAAAGTCCAAGAAGTGTCTACTGATATTAAAGATATGAAATCTGCGGTCTTAGAAATATTATCAAAAGATAAATAAAACATAGAGGCTCACAACAGGCATAGTATTTTAGGCATCCAATTTTTTATTTTGGAGAGTATTTTATTATGTCTGATTTATCACAGACCACAAATTTAGAAAAACAAAGTCTTGAAGCTCACGTTGACCTGTGCGCCATGCGCTACCTCAACTTGGATACGAGGCTGACTAACCTAGAAAATAAAGTTGATAGCATTCATACTGACATCGTTCAAGGTCAGAAGTCAATGACCAAAGTTATCATTGGCACAGCAGGAACAGTAGTAGCTGGTGTATTAAGCATTATTGTTACTATGTTAATGAGAGGCGGATAATTTTTAGCGTATTATATACGCAGTTAAATAAAGGACCATAGGTCCTTTTTTCATGACTAATATTTCACAACGACTAGAACAAGTCGTTAAAAAAGAGCTATCCAAATTAATAATTCCTGTTAAGACAGAAGATGGAATTCTTGTTGGTGATTTTTTAATAAAAAATAACGGTAGCCTAAAAGACATCGTAAGAAACGGAAATGTGTTATATAAAGAAATATCGTTAAACAAATCAGCTATCGCTATAGCCAATTTACTTGCATTAAAAAAATCTCAAATGAATATTGATAACATTTACAAAGCTGATCAAGAATATGGTAAATGGTTCGCTGACAGCCAGATGCTGCGATCCCAATACGAAAAAGCCAACAATCAACAAGACTTTGACAGGGCAGATATGCTGTGGGCTAGGTATTGCGAAAGTAGAAATCGCACAGCTCAGGCCAAGAAAACTGTAGAGCGATTGGCTGTATTCTGAATAAATATAGTATCAATTTGGACCCTTTGAATATGAAAACCACAGACCTATTTAAAACTAATAGATCCAGTAAAAAGATCAACGAAAGCATGGAACGTATGTTTGGGCAGAAGCTAGATTTGCAGAGCTTTGATCTTCCAAAATTAGAAGATGCTCGTAACAAACTACGAACACAGATCAGCCAAGTTAGAGGACAGAGCGGATTCAACGAGAATCTAGACAACGAAGCCTTTACTAAAGCACAGTTCATGCTAGATGCTATAAACGCAGAGATCGCAGAAAGAGAAGAATTTATTGTTGATCCTGGTGTTGCGGAAGTCAGCACCGAAGAAGGATTTGGGTCTTTGGAAAGCGAAGTTGCAAAAATTCTAAAACGATTTGACGAAGATATGAATGAGATCGGCGGATACGGTGATCCGGATGCTG